TAGGAAAAGGCAAAGCGAAAAGAGGAAAACCGAAGAAGTTATTTAAAAAACATTGATAGAATCAAGGCATACGCTAAAGCCTATCGCCAAAAACAAAAAGAAAAACAATGCTTACAGAACGAGAAAGAGAAAAATTAATTAGGGACGCCGCCAGTATCTTTGTAGCCGCTGGTGGAATCCTGACCCTTGCTTTTGCCATTTACTTTATTGTTAACTTGATAAAAAAATGGTACTCATGAAATACGAAATCAAATGGAAGAGCGGAAGGATTATAACCGACGCGGCAAGTGTGGAAGAAGCGATTAAGAAGTTTAAGGAACTGGGAATCGAAGTGCCTGAGAAAGAAATAAGTATTGCTTCATTTTAATTCATTTAGGTTGATTTTGTCCCGTATCGCATTGGTACGGGATTTTTTTTTAAAATAATGTTGTAAATATTTTTTTATGTAAATATTTATTTATAAATTTACATATTGAAAATAACAAAAACAACCAAAATGATTACTTTAACCACTTCACTGAGGGAAACATTAAAGGCTCAAGATATTATTAGAGACCTTAACATTGCCCGTATTTTTGATATTCAAGAAGAACAAGTTGCTTCAAACTGTTGGACATTTATCACGTTTGAGGAAGACACGGAAGACATTTGCCTTGATATTGAAAATATGTTATCTAAGTCAGGCTTAGTAGAATTTGAAATTTCTTTTAACTAAAAAACAAAAAAAATGGAAAAGAAGATTTTTGCAGTTATGTACTTTGGCAACGCCAAGAGATACCAAGATTTAAATTACGAAATCGAAGCCTTTACCAAGCGTGAAGCTGTTGAAAAGTTTTACGAAAAAATGCGAAGCGAGGATTATTTTCCCGAGGACGAATTTGTTTACGGTGGGCTTATTCGCGATTGTGACGGCAACGTAATTGCCGAAGCGGGTAGCGATAGCATTGAGTATGACGGTGGATATTTTTACGCTGAACCAGTAATCCAATAACCATGAAATTATATAACAATTTTCAAAAAGAAGTACAAAAGTTTCCAATTATTGCTGGTATGCGATTAGACGGAAAAGGCAACAATAAATTAAAAATTGTTGGTTACAGATGGGTTGAATTTACTTACGATGTTAATCCTGAAGTTGCAGACGATAAATTTATTGTTGGAGAAAAAATAATTAAAAAGACATTTTTATGAAAGAGCCAATTATTGAAACCTACGTCCCACAAAATAAGCGGCTGCCGTATCAGGTAGCCGCTGGCATCGGCATTGCCTTTGTCATTGGGTTGATTTATTCCCCGATTAATACCCAGTACAATTATACCTCATTCGTGCCAATCATTGAGCATGACACGGTGTACGTTCATAAAATTACGACGTTGACCTTTCCCGCAAAGGCTGAGGATAAAGAGATAGACGAAAGCGCCTACGGGTCGCGGTCATACGGTTACGAGGTGCGCAAGTTATCAGGTAACCAATTAAGGCAAACGCTGGAAGGTCGCGGCTTTCGTAACCTTGCAAATGTTGATAGGGCAAAGTTGCGTCGCATTTATATCGCCTATTGCTATGAATCAATGTTGATGAATGTACACCTATTAACCGACTTCCCGATTTCAATGATTTATTCTTTCTTTATCATTGAAGCAACTGCTCAGGGAATAGAAACGGAACTTTGGCGCAAGCACGCAAACGCTGGCGGGGTTAAGGCATTGAAGAACGGTAAATCTGTTACATATAGGACGCGCGAGGTTATCCGAGGAAGGGATAAATACATTAAGGCAAAGTTCATGAAGGCATCCAGCACGGAAGAAGGCATGAAGCTTTGGGCTGGTGTTTTAAACTCAGGAAGATACGCCGATTGCAAAAAGGCTAATTACAAGATAAAGGGAATCAAGTTGTACGAATCAATTTGTAAATGCGTTTACAAGTCAGGTTATCACACGGACAAGGATTACAAATTTCGTGCATCGCTTATGGCTGAGTACTGGCAAATTAAACGAGACAACTTCCCTTTGAAAAGGGAAACAAATGTTTTTTAATCTTTTTTTAAAATAAATGTGTAAATATTTTTTTGTTGTTTTATTTATTTATATATTTACATATCGAAACAAACAAAACGATTTTTCATCACTTTAAAAACAAACAAAATGGACTTTATCTTAAAATTCGGTAAACACAAAGGGCAAAATTTTTCAAGCGTTCCAAAATCTTATCAGGAATGGCTTTTAAAGCAAGATTGGTTTAAAGCGCCAACACAACCAACACAATTACAGATTGCTGAAAAGCAATTTAGTGAAGCAAGTAGAAGATTAGGTAATTGGAATGGACATTCAAGAAGAGGTGCTGCTGCATACAACGCTATGTTTGAGGCTGAAAAGGCAATGGATAGCGCTATTTTTAATAGCCCTGACCAATCGTCAACTTTTTATGACGGTTCTTGGTAATGACCACCTTAACAGGGCAGTCCCCCAGCTGCCCGCCTTTTTTCACCACTTAACAAACTAACAAAATGGAAAAGAATTTCACCAACATCCAGTTTAAATGGACATTTGAAAGCATTGCGGACAACATTCCTACAATCATGCTTTTGACAATAGTTTTAACCTATGGGGTTAATGCTTATTTGACCGCTATATTTTTACCGATTAATTTTTGGGTTGCACTTGCAGCCACCAGTATTCTTCAATTAGGGCGCTTTGCAGTCGTTTTCATGGACTTTCTCAACCCGACCAAAGGTAGAAGCCCTTATCCGCCTAAAATAGCCTTAGGAGCAACGGTAATCGCTTTAATAGAATTGTTTTTCGGTTTGCAAGACAAATATTCTGGAAGCGAGTTTATTACCATGTTCTTTTTCGTGGGGACGATTGTTTGCTTTGGATACCTTTTGGAAATAAACTTTGTTAATAAAGGGGTTGAGGCATACGGCTTGACTGAGCCAAAGGTTATCAAACGCCGCAAGAGAAAGCCAACTGTAAAAATAATCAAGGAAGAAGCGCCAAAAGATTTTAAACCTTATGTAACTTCGTTTCAAACGATTACTTTATGAGGACATTGATAGGCGTTGACCCAGCGTTGAGAATCAAGGGAATGGCGGTTTGCATTATTGCAGACCGAACCATGATTTTTAAAAAATATATAAGGTTTGTCGATTTTATAAACGACGTTCCAAACTGGTCACAATTTAACCCTGTTGTTCTCGTGGAAGATTCCAGCCTTCAGAATGTAACTTTTAATAATTCGATTAACCGCGCAATCCTTTCCCGAATGAGCCGAAATGTAGGCATGAACCAAGCCGCCTCAAGAATTGCCTACGAATGGATAAAGGACAACGGTTTTGAAGCTTACAATATTTCCCCTGAGGCAAAGGGTAAAAAGTTTAATAAAGACGTGTTTATGAAAGTTGCTGCTCAAGAGCAATTAAAATTTGAACCACATTTTAAACCAGCCAAAATAAGTCAAGACGAAATCGACGCGTTTTTTCTTGCGCTTATGGCAAAAAATTATATCAAGCATGAAAAAAAGTAACGAATTAATTGACGGCATAGAAGAAAGCACATGGCGTGAAATTGAAATGATTGCTAAAACCTACCCAAAACCGATTAGATATGTTGACGGATTAAATAGCAAAATTGCAGTTTTAAAATTTTATCTTGAGCCAATCCTTCCCAACGGAAAGCCGCCTATTGAGGCAATGGACAAAGGGCGAATGTTGACTATCGCTTATCGGTTGTATAGAAGCACGGACGGTGACGCGGTCACCAATTTATCATTGAAGATTATAAATCAAATTATAAATTAGGAAATCGATTACGTTTGTTTATGTTACTTAGTTAAAAGTGGTGAAATTAGAGGGTTGGCATTGGCGTCAACCCTTTCCATTTTAAAATATCACCCCTTGCGTCTTTGCGTAATCAACCACCGCCCGAGCATGAGATAAAGCCAAGGTATTTTGAAACGTTGGGTCAAACATCATTCGTGCGTCATGATAATTGGTAAAGAATCCGTTTTCCGATAAAACCGCTGGCATATCCGTCTGGGTTAAAACGTAAAACCTTTCCTCTTTGTCATGGTCGCCGTCTAATAAGTCGCTACGGAATATCCATTTAGGAAAAGCCTCTTTGACCTCTTTATAAAGAAACTCAGCGTAAATATCCGACCTTGTTTGCCCGACTGAGGTAAAGACTTCCCAGCCACGCGCTTCTTTACTTGCCGCCGCGTTTCCGTGAATGCTCAGGTACAACGAAGCCTCAAACGTCTTAGCCGCAAAGTTAGCCTTTGCAACCCTTTTGCCAAGGGATACATCGGTCACGGAATCGTAAACTTTCATGGTTGAAAAGCCCCAGTCATTGAGATACTGCCCAATTAACTCGGTAACGGCACGATTGAAAACGCCCTCAAAGAACCACCCGTACGAATGGAAAACCCCGTTGTTATGCTGAGAACATTTTGAGGGGTAGGTTGTGTAAGCGTCAGGCAGTTTCTTTTTAGGGTCAACGCCGCCATGTCCCGCGTCAAGGAAAACACAAAATTTATTTGCTTTCATATTTTTATATTTTTAAGGGCGACGCAAATCAATGCATCGCCCTGATAGTCGCATAAGGTAGCGTTACTCTGCTGCGCCTATATCTTACAAACGAAATCCGATTAGTGCAAAGGCTGCCGATATTAATCCTAACTTTGCTGGTAATTTTACTTCTATCTCCTTCCCAGCACATTCACGGCTGGTTTCTTTTACCTTGTCCCAGATGATTTGGGCAAGTTGGACGTATTCCCGCCAAGTGAATTTTACCTTGTTGCCTTCAAGATGAACATTGATTTCCGAAGCCAACTCCGCAAAGTTCATGGAGTAACAGGCAACATCTCCTAAAGGTGACTTTATTGAGTCTGCATTTTTAAGGGCATCTTTTAAATTAGTCTGCATATTATTTGTTTTTACTTTTTAAAAAATCTAAGAATAATTGTACCAATATTTGTTCCAGTTATGGATTTAATATTTTCGGAAATACTAAACAATTCCGTTACTGCAATGATGAAACTGACAGAATAGGTTATCTGCGATGGAAGTTGGAAAGTAATACTTGCCCCGTGAAAAATCATAATACCGCAGAAATAGGTCACCACCTTTTGAGATGTGCGATAAAGCCCTTTGCTTGTTATAGGCTCTCCCCTTTTCCTTGCTGCCATGATTCCCGTGACCGTGTCTGCAAAAACAACAAAGATTGTAAATATCAAGAAATGTTTGATGGGTAAGAAAAACGAGAATAGCACTCCGCAACAAATGGAATAGGCAATGCCATCGTAGCCAAGTTTAAAAATGTTGTAAATAACTGCTTTCATTATTCAAGTTTTATTAGTCTCACGTCTCCATCCACCGTTGCAAATTTACCCTCAGCATATTTGTACAATTCGTATTTAACACCGTTGAAAGCAAAGGAAACTTGATTAGTAAATGTTGATAAAAGTAGGTTACTTGAAATCGTGTAAACCTTGCCGTTGTCTGGGTTGAATATTAAACGCTTATTTACATTTAACTCAATCTTACCATCAATGATTTCACCGTTAAAATTTAACTTCCAGTCACCGATAAACTTTGCCGTGTCTCTTTGAGCCGTTGTAAAATAAACAGGCTTTCCGCTTATTTGAACGTG